AACTGCAGAACAGACTCAAGCAAGATTTGAGAAAATGGAACACTTGGGGGAGTTTTTAAAGGAACTGACAAATTCATCAGTTCCTATTGATTTAGAAGAATTTATAAAACAATATAGATATCAATCAGGGAAGAAATTTTTCAGATAGCTAATATTTATCTCTATCTATATAAAAATATCCTATAAAAATAAGAAATATCGCTATTCCAAAAATCCATTGCCATAGGTTTTCTCCATACCATGCATACATTCCTTCACGACAAAAATCCAATCCGCCACGGGTTGTCTTTTCTCCTTGTGCAATACATTTATAAGCTCCAGATTCCCAATTTAAAATAGGAACTATCACTCCTATATAAAAGCTAATGGTAGCAGTCAGCCAGGATAATCTTGTCCAATTTTTATCATATGATTTTAACAATACATAGACTGAACCTATGAGTAATATCCAAAATGGAAATTTGCTAGAAATTGATTGGAGTATAAAGCTTAGTATGTTGTTGGTATTTTGTAGAATATCCATATGAATTTCCTTATATTTCAATGTTTATTTTTTGTTCAAAAAAGTTCGGGAGTTCTGTAACACCCGAACTTTGGTATCAAACTTGATACTTTTTTATATTTATTCTTTTTCTCTATATATGGCCTTTGAAATAAAAGCTTCTTTAGAATTTGGGGCAAGTTTTCCTATCATATCTAGCTTTGCTTCATTAAGATAGTTTTCTATCATAAAGTTAACAACGTCAGTCCATTTAGTCACTTTACCCGTTTTAGCTGTGATCTCAACTGCCACTCTTTCAATTCTCATATGTGTTTCGGCAGGAACACCTAGATTTTTTCGTTTATTCATACTTTTATTCACTCAAATAATGCATCTGTGATTCTATATCATAGCTCACAAAAATATTTTTTTCATTGTGATACATTTCACTTGCTCACAAATGATTTTTGATTTATTTTATTATCACTTGTGATACTGTGAGCGTGTGTAATGAATTTCTTTATTGACTGGTTAGAAATAGAACAAGACTTTGGAATTGATATTCCTAATGAAGTCTTACTTTCTATTTTTGATTTTGGTTTAGTGGGAATTCATTTAGATACTGGGGAAATGCAAAGTGGTATTAAGACTGGGACCTATCATCATAAGGGCAGTTATTGCGACGAAGTAAGTTTAAAAATTTCAGGTTCAGTTATTCGTATGGCTGGCAATCCAAGTAGATGGGGGCGAGTAGAAAATGTTTTTGGTTTTGATACTGTAGATAGCTGCGTTTCCTGTTTTAATTCAATTCTTTCCTCTCTTAAATTACCAATCTTTACTCGCTGCACTGAAATTTTTTATCGCCAAGGAGAAGATGGTTCTAAGGTCTCAAAATTTTCTAATGGCGCAATCATTAAACGTTTAGATATTACTACTAATAAAGCTGTTGGTAAGGGTAATGAGCGTACATTTCTAAAAGCCTTATCACAGATGCGTTATAGAAATTCTATTGGCAGACTTCATACAAATGGTTGCACCACGGATTGGCTTAGTGAAAAAGGAAATGCCAATTTAATTTATCCAAGTTGTTATATAAAACACGAAGAAATGCAAGTTCATTCTTATGACAAGATTAAGCGTAAATTTGGTGAAGAATCACAAGAGTTTAGATATTACAAAAATGTTTATGAATATTGTAAAGAAAATGGCGTAGTACGTTTTGAGCAGAAATTAAAATCAAGATATTTACAGCGTGAAAATTTATGTTATTGGGGTATCAGTGATTTTTCTAAGCTAGAAACAATACATCAAGGATTTATTGATATGTATAAAAAATTAAATGTTAGCGAAATTAAATTAGAAACCATAGCAGAGCAATTAGTATCAAATGGAGTTGTTGATTCTTTAAGAAAAGCTAACACATCAGCTTTTTATGCTATGCGTTGGTCTTCAGGTGAAGATTTGAGTAATTTGTCTTCCGCAACATTCAAGCGTCATCGAGCAAATCTTAGAAAAATCGGAATTGATATTGCAACTCCATGTGATATTGAGAAATTTCAGGCTGTTCGAGTTATATCTTGTGAAAATATCATTGTAAGACCATTTAAAGCCCCTGATTTTTATCAATTTCCAAGCAACGCTCCTCAGTTACGTTTTGTTGTTTAATAAATAAGTTTTTTCATCATCAATTAGGAGAAATTAATTATGCGTACCGGATTTTATATTGTAGGTATTTTAAAAGGGTATAAATCTTCATCTTTTACTAATCGAGAGACTGGAGAAGTAAAAGATCGTCATAACATGGGGGTTCAATTACAAGAGCCTGATGGTTATGGCGGTTATAACACATCAATTCAAGAAATTAAGATTGATGATCGCTCTATGAATGATGCGTTAAGAAATACGATTAATCGCTTAAAGGATAAGACGGTAATGGTGCTTGTTTATCCTCGTGAATGGGCTATGGAAAATGGTCGTAAAGGTATTACTTATAATTTTGATGAAAGTTCGCTTATTGAAGAATTAAAAAAATGAGCGATGAAATAGAAATTACAACTAAGTTTTGTCACCCTTATATGAATTTCGGTGGAGATGGTTGTAATGATGTGATTTTGAAAGTGCCAAAGATAGAGGCAGTAAAACTTCAATCCGTGGCACTTTCAGGAAATGAAAATCAAGGCTTTTCAGTTGGTGATTTTATTCATCATACTGATAGTTTTGGCTTTTCATTTGGTATTGTGCTTATTTTTTACTTAATCGCTAAATCTGTAGGGGCAGTGATAGCAATTTTTAAATAAGCACATCATTTTAACTCAATATAAGGAGTTTCTTATGTCAGATTTAAAAAAATATCTCATTGCTGCTGTAGCTTTGGGATCTTCCGTTGGCGCTTTTGCTGGTAGTGAATCGGCACAAAAAGTACAAATCGATGTTTCTGGTATGCTTAATCAAGTTGATTTTTCAACGGTGATTGCTGGAATTATCGCAGCAGGCGGTGTATTAATTGGGCCACGTATTGCAAAAATGGGCATTCGCTTTATTTTGGGGCTATTTGGAAAATAATAATAAGGGGATTGATATCCCCTTTTTTCTTTGGATTTCGTATGTTATGGGATTTAGCTTATTTTCTACTGGGTGTAATATGCGGTTGGGTTGTGGTAATTGGATTAAACGATTAATTATTTTAAGTTTGATTCTTAATATTTTGTATTTCCCTTATCAGGTGTATGCGAATCCCGCACTTGCTGCTCGAGTTATTACTCAAGTTTTTGAACGTGTTATAGCAAGACGAGCAGCTGTATCGATTGCGGGCGAAGCTGCCGCAAATGATGCTGCTTTTTTAGCAGCAAATGAGGCAGCAATAGGCATGCGCGCTGCACAAACTTATCGAGCATTAGGCACTGTTGCAGCAAATGATTCAACATTTGCGATAAGTGCTACATCAACATTGCGTCATGCAAAAGATATTTCTTGGGTTGCTTTGGCTTTAACATCTGGGGTGATTACTCTTAGTGATTTAAACGTAGAAAGCAATAGTAAAATAGGGGTCACTTTTGAACCCACTGCTGTTCTTTTATCAGATGGGCGTTATGCAATAAATGTTAATGGAGAAACAAAAATTGTAAAGGCCATGCCTAGTTCCAAATCCCCTGTAATTTATCAGTATTCTAAAGATAAGGTACAGATTTCAGAGGGTAAAGATGATATACATAAATCCGATATATTAGATAATCACTATAAATATTATTACGAGTTAAAAACAGGGGAATATGCTCAATCAAATTCAATTTCGCTATTATCAGAATATGGTGTTCAAGAAGATTATAGTGTTAAAAGTGAGGATAAATATACAGAGATAAGCATTGAAGGTAGTAAATATAGTTATCTAGAATCTCAAACAATTGTAGAAAATAAATATCTAAGACATAAAGTAATTGGGAATACCATTTACGCAGATGTACGTAATACATGGACTTATAAATCTTTATCTTCAAATTTTAATCCTGTTTTAGAAGGAAACACAGGAACGAACACTATTTATTCTTTCAATCAACCTAAGCCATCAGATTATGAGGAGTTTACAAGAACAGATTCAAAATCTATTACAATTGAAATTAATAATGATTTTACTGGTGATACATCAACGGCATTAAAAGAAAAAGAATTAGGTTCAATTAGTGAATTAGATTTAAATCTCTATACTACTCCTTTAACAGCGACACAATTGGCACAGTTATATAACGCATTATTAATGTCAGCAGCGATGCAACCTGATTATTCAGGCATTCCATTTGCCTCATCATATCCAATTACAGCAGCTGAAGTACAACAGGTTTTAAATAAGCTTGGCATTACTCCTACTTATGCAGATCTTTTTACTAAAGCAGGTAAAGGAAATCAAATAGATTTTCCAATGTCCTCTCCTAAACCATTACCTAATCCATCACCTAATCCATCACCTAATATACGACCTGATAAGGATGACGATGACGCTGAAGGGGAGCCTGAATATCCTGAACTTGAAGCACCTACCGCAATGCAAATTTTAGAGCCATTTAATCAGTTTTTTCCGCAGCTCAAGAATTTTCATTTAGCCGATCGTGCTGTGCAGTGTCCAA